GCGCGCCCGATGAGGCTGCAAGCGTCCACTGCGTCGTCATGCTTGCCAGCCGGAAACCGCACCAACTGGTCAATGATGTCATTCGCCCACGGGGCTTTCGGAAACGCTACTTTCCCGTTTGCAGCCAGAGCTTGAAACGCCCGCGCCCGCGTGGGCTTGTCGTGAATGGAACTGACCCATTCCATTGCAACCCATGTCTTGCGTTCGGTCATGCGGCGGTCGAGGACACCCTCGATGGCCCGCTTGATGACGCCCGCTTCAGAAAACCAGATGAGCGGCTTGTGCTTCGCTACCAGGTCCAACTGCTTGTCTATCCAGACGCTGGCATTCGTCTGCCCGCGCCACCAATCCAGCGCATAGATGGTGCTGTCGGGACCGATGCCCCAGACTGCATGCTCCGTGTAGTCGCCCCCTTCGTCGGTGACCGCCAAGTCGCTGGTGCCGTAGACGTTGACCTTGGGGAGGTCGTCGTAGCGCCGGAACCAATCGGCCTTGAAGAACGTGCCCTCGTCCGGCTGCGGGTCTTGCTGGTAAAGCGCCGACCAGAAGCGCGGCAGCGTGTTGCGCTTGATGCGTTGCAGGGCCTCAATCGGATAGGCTTCCGGCCACAAGGCGTGGCCTTCGTCGTCGATGGCGGGCAATTCCACCACTTCCCACTTGTCGCCGCCGTTGGCCTGCTGCTCAAGCAAATAGCCCGACAGGTCGTCTTCGTGCATGCGGTGGTTGATGAGGATGATGGCCCCACCCGGCATAAGTCGGTTGTAGACGCTGCCCTGATACCAGTCTTTCACCCTGCGTCGTTCAACTTCGCTTTGGGCGTCGGCCATGGAGCCGAAGGGGTCGTCGATAATGAACTCGTCCGCGCCCTTGCCGAGAATCTGCGAGCCAACACCAACCGCATAGAATATTCCACCGTGCCTTGTGTGCCAGCGGCCTGAAGCCTGGCTGTCGTCGGCGAGTTCGACGTGGGGGAACAGTCTTCTGTAGGGTTCGTCCCGGATGATGTTCCTGACTTCACGTCCGAAGTCATGGGCGAAGCTTTCTGATGCACTGGCACTGATAATCTGGCGGGTTGGGTTGCGGCCCAACACCCAAGCCGGATAGCGCCGTGAGGCGATTTCCGATTTCCCATGGCGCGGGGGCACCAAGAGCATAAGCCGGTCAATTTCGCGCCGCTCGACCCGTTCCAAGTGTCCGGCAATGACCCGGTGGTGGTTTGCGGTCTTGTACCGGTCGTAGGTGAATTCCGTGAACTCAATGAGGCTTTGTCTTGCCGTCCTGCGGCGCAGCAGTTCCGTCGCGGCCTGAATGTCGTCGGGCAATGATTGCAGCGAGTTCGCTGTCTGTAAGTTCGGCAATGGGGCGTTCATTGGTCGTTGTTACGTCCACGCTTTGCGGGGCTTTGCCGTCAATGCGGTCAGCGATTTCCTTGAAAGCAGCAAGGTCGCCTTCGACGGCCTTCTCGACAACAGCAGCCGCGGCAATGGCAAGTTTCTTGCGCCCTTGCGGGTCACCTTCCTGCACTCTGTTGACAGCAATCAGCAGCGCATCGCGAATGAGTTTGTCCCGCTTGTTGCCTGAAGACGCACTGCCCATAATAATCTTCTAACCCGTTGATATTGAAATATTCTTTCGCGCCCTCGCCGAGCATTTTACACTTTATTGCGCAACCGGCTCCACGTCATGGCAAGGCGGCCCCGAATTGATTGTCGGCAACGATGTAATCGCTGGCGGCGACGATGGTGTATGTCGTGCCTTCAAATAAATTGTCGGTGACAATCCAGTGCGTTACCCCGGCGATGTTCAAGTACACCTCATAAGCAGTGCCCGTGCGTGGCGGTGTGTTGTCAAACGCATTGCCCGAAATTCGACCCGACTTGCTGACGTTCGACAGGACGTGGTTTTCCTTGTTGTTGCGGAAATTGTTTCCGCTAATCAGCAGCGCGGCCCCAGAGGCCGGGCCATTTGTGCGAACGCCTATGAAGTTGTCCACGATTCGGTTGCCGATGATGTGCGTGACTTCGCAATTGACCAGTTCAATTCCGATGCGATTGTTTCGCGCATTGGGCTGACCTGATGCCCCGGTGGCACTGCTGACATACTGGTTGGTGATGTTTACGTTTGTGCAATCGTCCAAATAAATTGCATACTCTCCCGTGCCGTCGTCCGTATCAGTGCCGGTAGTGCCGTTGTTGGTTCCACCAAGGTCACAGCCGCCCCCCACAATGTTTACGGCGTCAAACCCCTTCATGCGAATATCGATTTTCTTGAAGACGCTCGTGCATGCGTTGATGAAAATCGAATTGCTGATGCCGTCGCCAGTGGTGTCGTCTGCATAAACGAAATAATCACCGAGCTGCGACACCACGTTATGTATGCCGAAAAAATTTGTGCCCCTTAAAAATACAAAGTCTGAGGTGTTGTTGTACAAGAACCCGCCAGCGACATTCCCCGTCGCCCAAGAAATCTCCACCCCGCGCCAGAAACCCCTGATTTCGCAATCGTTGAGCGTAATCTTGCTGTTATTGCTGTCTGCGTTTGTGCCTGCCCACTTGATTGCAATTGACGAGCCAGCACCGCTGAGTTTTTCAAACCAGACGTTTTCAATCATCATATTCGTCCAGTTGGCATTGTTGCCGCGCAAGTGCTCAAGCATGATGATGTTGCTGCTTGTGAAGAGGCGAACGTCACCGCTGCCCTTCCACTGAATCCTGCGTCCCTCTGGAATCGAAACCGCTGCGTCGAATTTGTAATTGCCCGGCGGGATGACCAAATTCGAGAATGCGTTACCAGACCCGCTTATCGTGGCATCTACTGCCGCCTGGAATGCCGTGTTGGCTGCGGTGACTCCAGCCCTGTCAGCCCCGAATTGCAGGATGTTTATTTCCTGCGCTTCGGAAAGTTCCCAACGCTGCCCGCCAGAGCTTGTGATGTATTTTGTGTTCACCCCTGCGGTTGGCGTTCCGGCCACTCTTTTGTAAAGCGCGCCACCGCCATCGCCGACAGCGTTATAACCAGAAGTGCGGATGTGATTGATGCCTGCGTCAATCGTTGCACTGTTTACCGCCGTGACCGTGTCAAACTGGCCAACCATGCCCTGCGCAGTGGCAACGGAAATGGCTGTCGGAACGGCGGTGGATGCCGTACTGTTGGCGACAAAGGTGCGCGCGCCTTGCGTGGCGAGCTTGCTCAAAGCAATCGCGGCGCTGGCATTGACATCGCCGTCCACAATGACACCAGAACCAATCGCCGTGACACCGGCATTGCTGACTGTCACGTCACCGGTCAGGGCGGTCACGGTCGGGACGCTTGAGGCGTTGCCCAACAGCACGCTGCCGCCCGTCATGCTGGCGAGTTTGCTGTAAGCGATAGCCGCCGAGGCACTCACGTCGGCGTCTACAATGACGCCTGTGCCGATAGCCGTTACGAAAGACCCCGTGCCCGACCCCGTCACGTCGCCCGTGAGGGTAATCGTCTGGTCACCGCTGTTGGTTCCCGTCAGGCCCAGGTCGGTTTTCAGGGTCGCAAGCGTGTTGACTTCAGGCGCGCCCGAACCCGCTGTCTTTCTGTAAATCAGACTTGAGGTGGCCATGTTGGCCATTTGCGATAGACCAACCGCCCCCGCTGCAATCGTCGTGGCAAACGAGCCGGTTCCGGAACCAGTGACGTTGCCGGTCAGTGTAATCGTCTGGTCGCCAGAATTGGTGCCGGTCAGCCCCAAGTCAGTCTTGAGGGTCGCCAGTGTCTGCACTTCCGGGTCGCCCGTTCCGGCGCTCTTCCGGTAAATCACACTGGCCGTCGCCATGTCGGCCATTTTGGCCAAAGTCACGGCGTTGTTATCAATCGTCCAGACCGTGCCAGTGCTGGAAACCGTGATGTCGCCATAATCCGCGTCACTGACCGGGCCACCGCCACCCCCACCACCTGGCGGGGTTGCCCATGTGCCGTCAGCACGCAGGAAGTTCGTCGTGCCGCCGCCGCTGGCCGGGGTGACACCCTTCAGCGTGTCGGTGAAGACGTTCAGGCTGGCGACCGCAGTCGGGTCCAACGTCCACGTTGAACCGGCACTGGAAACGATAACGTCGCCCTTGTCGCCGTCGAGCGCCGTAGTCCCGCCGCCGCTACCAGCCGTTAAAAAAAAAGCGGGGTTTGCCGCGCGAGGCTGGATATAGACCCGAAATTGTTCAGTATCGCCGGCGGAAGTCTGCACCCGGAAATCGACGTGGCCATAACCAGCCAAGCGC